CCGCCAATACTGCCGCCGCCACAGCAAACACAGCCGCCGAGGCTGCGAATTCAGCTGCCGCAGCCGCCGAGGCTGCCGCCGCACAGATTCCCGCTCTCGTTGCCAATAAGGCCAATATCGACGGCTGGTATTCCGCGATGACCGTAGGCGCGGCGGAAAACTTAGTCGGGCGTGGCACTACGCCTGCCGTGATTTCCTTCCGCCCTGCTGGGGGCACGCAGGACATCGGCACGGGCGCTGCGTCCATCGCCAAAATCAAGGGCAGGACGGACGGCTGGAATCAAGGCGTCAGGAACGCTCAATTTGATGCCGTAGGTAATTGGAATAGCACAAATGCGACCTTTTCCGTCAGCGGCGACAAGGGAACATTCACCGCAAATGCGCAGAACGGCGGCATCTATCAGAACAATGTACTGCCAAAGGAGGCAGGGCGTAAAGTGTTCGTCGCGGTGACCCTCAAAACCACCGCAGCCGTCAACGAGATAGATGTATATATGTACGGCGGCTATGCGATACTGCGAAATGCGTCCTCTGGCTATCAGACTATTTCGGGATACATCACCACCAACGCATCCTGGGGCGTAGATTTGAATAACAATCACATCCAAATCCGTGACCGCCGCACCGCAGGATGGGATGCCGTGGTGGTGGCCTCCGTCGTGGCTATTGACCTCACTCTTGAATATACCGCAGGTCGTGAGCCTGCCACCGCTGCCGCATTTCTGTCGGAGTACCCCGAAGCTCTCATCGCACCTTACAACGCTGGCAAGCTCATCCCGAACAAGGTGACCGCGCTGGTGACGGACGGCTACAACCAGTGGGATGAGCAGTACGAGGTCGGGAAAGCAATATCTCCCGAAACGGGCGCGGCGGTTACTAATAATACGACATCCGTTGCCAAGAATTTCATCCCCGTATTCCCGAACACTGAATACTACTATCAGAACGGCACTTGGGCGAATCGTCGCATCGCTTACTACGACATCGCGCAGAATTTCATATCGTTGTTCCAAACGCCTGGGAATGGCAAGTTCACCACCCCTGCAAATTGCTATTTTGTCAAATTCTATTGGCTGGGGACTACCTACAACCACGACATCGCCATCAACCTCTCGCATAGCGGTATCCGTGACGGCGAGTACGAGCCGTATTGGACTTCCACGCTCAACATCGACCACTCCAAGATTTACGGCAAACTCAACGGCGCGGGCGAGATGGTGCAGATTGCCCCCAACGGCTTCCGTGGCGTGGGTACGAACTGCGACGAGGTAGATGTCGTGAGGAAAGAGGCGTACATCCGCAGGGCGTGGGTGGATATGGGAACGCTGAACTATGGCTACAATAGTGGCAGCACATATCCGTACTTCAGCGCACAAGTGCCTGGAATGGCCATCCTTGCAAACGGAAATGCAAATACCATCATCTCCGGGAAACTCGCCTCTATTTCTGCGGTCACCAATATCTCGTGGTTTTCTACACACGATTATAATAAGATGATGTGTATGATAGGCGGCGAGGACAGGATTATGCTCCAAGACACCGCCTACTCCGACGCCGCAGCTTTCAAGACCGCGATGTCTGGCGTGATGCTGGACTACCAACTCGCCACCCCTCTGCACTACACCGACCTGATGTACTCCGAGGATGGCGGCCAGACCTTCGTGGAAATCCCTGCCGGTTATCGCGTGGATGACTACGGCACGGAGCGGCGCCTTCCTGACGGACTCGTGGACGGCGCACCTGCCAGCACTCCGCTCGTGGCGGAGATTGCGTATGCCATGAATGCCGTGGATCCTCTCAGGAATCTCCCCAGGAATTACCTGAGCAAGCAGAGCACCGTGAATCTCCTTGCTGCTATGCAGAGCGCCGGCATCATCGCAGGCTACACCATGACCTACGACGAAGATAATGCCGAATATGATTTCATCATTACCGCACCTACAGGTGCATAATCGGAAATACCATGAAGATTGAAGATCTCCCCAATGACATGAAAAGGCTCACCCCGGAGGCCCCGGCCACCAGGATCGTCGAGCGCCGCACCGGAATGAATTATTCGGAAGCGGTATGCAAGTCTGCTGACGTGAAATATTTCTCAGAGATATAGCCGCCGGCACATAATGAGACGAGGGCCCTTCGGGGCCCTTTTCTCGTTTGAAGCCACCCAAATCACCCCTATTTTGCAATAGGGTGAAAACGATTGAAATATGGCAAAGAAATCAACATCTCCCGCAGCCGCCAGCGCTGCCCCGCTTGAGGAAAGCGGCAACATCCAGTCACAACCGCTCGAAGCAGCTGCCCCCGCAGAGCAGGATCTCACCGCTCCTGAGGGCCAGGAGGCTGCCGCAGATGCAGAAGAACCTCAGCCCGCACCCTCTGAGCCTGAGGTTCCCGAGCAGCCTGCCGCTGAATCCCCCGCAGAGCAGAAGATTGAGAACTCTCTCACCAGTCTGCAGCGCCATCAGGCGCAGATATTCAAGAACATCGTAAGCGCTATCAACGCAGCGACGAAATGAAACAGGTGAACGACGATATCCGCGGCTGGAGCCGGTACGCATTGCTCGTGCTGCTGCTCATTCTGTGCGTAGCTATTGCGTGCGGCATGATCTACGTCGCCATCTCTATCGTGCACCTGCCGGTCATGCGCCCGCTCGGGACCGTCGCCCTGATCCAGGAGTGCATCTGTGCAATCATTGCCGGATACGCAGCCTGGGATGAATGGAGATACCTGAAGGAGAAAAAGGAGGAACCGAAAGATGAAAGAAAGTAAGACTGATGCGAGGCACACAGCTGCGACCATCTCCGCCATCGTGGCATTCACCATCGGCTGGGGATTGACCATCGCCGGATTCATTGTTCCTCCGATGGGGGAGGTCTCCGGATCCGTGCTCGCCGTGCTGGGCGAGGCAATGGTATACGCCGCTTCGGTGTTCGGAGTCACTCTCTATTTCAACTCCCGCCTACAGGGATTCCAGGATGAAGCCCGCCGGTATCTGGATCAGATCCGCGGCGCCCAGGAGCCCATCGGCTTCGATGATAACCATGACGCAGAGTGACCATGGCCAAGTTCAGATATTTCGAGCTCGACGAATTCCTCCACAGCTCAGTGGCCAAGGAGAAGGGGATAGATAATACCCCGACCTTCGAGATAGTCGAACATCTGGCGGAACTGACGGAGCAGATCCTCGACCCGTTGAGGGCCGCCTACGGAGCTCCGATCTGCGTCAATAGCGGCTACCGCTCCCCGAAGCTCAATGCCGCCGTCGGCGGAGTGCCGACCAGCGCCCACCTCCGGGGATATGCCGCGGACCTGGTCCCGGCCCATGGGAACGTCGACACCTTTTTCACGTTTATCCAGATGTGGCTGACGAAGACCGGCCGCCGGTTCGACCAGCTGATCATCGAGCGTGCCGGCTCTATTAAATGGGTCCATTTCGGTCTCTACAATTCCCTGGGCCAGCAGCGCGGCCAGGTGAAAATCATGAACGCATCTACAATACTATAAGCATCATGAAGTATTTCAAAAACATCCTGGTCATGTTCATCGTGGCCATCGCCATCGTCGGAATCATCAATGCAATCGGATTCATGGCGACCAATGGCGCCAGCCTGCTCTCCATCATCGGCCTGATCATCGCGGTAGTGCCCGCTGTGCTCCTGGTCATCAAGCTATTCAAGAAGGACGTCGCCCCTGACGTCGTAAGTGGCAAGAAATGAGGGGCGCTCTCATAGGTCTTCTCGTGGGGCTGCTCGCAGGAGCGGCCCTGCTGTATTTCTGCTGGGCCCGTCCGGCTCTGGAACGCCAGCCGGATGTGGTCATCAAGACCGACACATTGGTAGTCCGGGACACCGTGACAATGACGGAGCTGGTGCCGGTGATCCGGCGGGTGGTGGATACCATCCATGTTGAGGTTCCGACCGTCCAGCATGACACAATATCGGTCATGCTTCCCCGTGAGGAAGTCGTATACCAGGACAGCTGTTATTTCGCCGTCGTGAGTGGATTCCAGCCCCGCCTTGACACCTTGAAAGTATTTCCGGAGACTCGGACCATCTACATCGAAAAGACCGTCAAATCGCCTGAAAAACGCTGGGGCCTTTCGCTCGTGGGAGGAGGGGGATTCGGGGCTCAGGGGCTGACTCCCTTCGTGGGTCTCGGAATCAGCTGGGATATTTTGCAGTGGTGACGAAAAAGTAGTATCTTCGGCTTAGCCAAAAATTTTTCATAATCTTCCTTCACCCGGGCCGCCGAGATGGTGTCCCGGTTTTTTTGTACCTTCGTAGCGTGGCGCCGCTTGGAAGATAGACGAAATTGGCTATCTTTGTAGTTCCATGATGTATCCGCCATGCGGATGTATCTGGGTTGTTGTCGTGCCGGAGGGGGAGCCTTCCGGCACTTTTTTATCCCCGTCTGAAATATTTTTGAAAAAATGTTTGGAAATCAAAATTAAATGCCTACCTTTGCGTCAGACAACAACTCAAATACACTACATTATGGAAACAACAATTCTCACCACCATCATCGTCAAGGACGAGAGGTTTGAAACCGTAGGCATCACAATGCGCACCGCCAGCATGTCATTCCGCTGGGGAGTCTCCGAGGAAACTCCGGGCTACTACCACAAAGTCATCAACGGCAAGTATTATGAGGAATTCGTGCAGCTTTACGAGCTGGTCTCCAGGAACGCCACGCTCATGAATCTCCGTGAGTATTTCATGGAGGTGATGACGGAAAGTCTCGGCGAGGAAGTCCTTGCCGGAGCCTCGATGGACTTCAGCGAGCTCTCCCACGGTATCGAGATCCTCGAGCGCCGCGAGAAGGAAATCATCAGCAGGATCAGGTAAGGAGGAGCAGCCATGAGAATCATCAATATCCCCAAGTACGTCCGCCGTATCCTCAAACGCTCGGAGTTTGCATTCTTCCAGGGCTGCGAGCCCGGCTACACTATCCGCGTCCCCAAGCATAGCATCTACGCCCAGGCTGGCACCCTCCGCGACGAAATCGAAAAGACCATCAACTGGGCGAAGCGCTGCATGGGCTTCGACTACAACTGGAAAACCTGTCCGGTCATCATCATCCGCGAGATGCCCCAGGAAACGACCTACTCCAAGCAGTATGCAGTCATCGACATATACGACCCCCTTATGCAGCAAATAGAATATCTCATATCACGATGAAAACCAAATACGAGCTTTACCTCCAGACCTGGTCGCGCAGCAACCCAAACGCAAGGCTTGATAAGGACTACGAAACCATCGACTTCGTGCCGTGCTCGGACTACCGCGACGCGGTCAAGCAGGCGAAGGAATTATCAAAGAAGATGCCCTTCAAGGATAGTCAAGGAACTGAGATGGTCCGGGTACAAATCGCTGCCTACAATGGTGGCGAGGAAGCGGAGGAAGAATACGGCACCAGCTACTACCTCATCTGGCGGGAAACCTACGACAAAGGGAAAAAATCATATCGGCGCTATCTATGAAATCAGACACCACCAAGAAACCACGCAAGCCCGGAAGCGGCGGGGCCCGGAAGGGCTCCGGCCGCAAACCGCTTTCCCAGGAGGGAAGGACCCGGCAGGTATCCGTCTCCCTGAAGCCGGATGAATACGAAGCATATCAGGAGCTCCGCAGCCAGAAGGTCGACGTGAACCGCCTGATCGGGAGGGCGCTGAAGGAGAAAAGGACTGCATCGTTCATGCGGGACTTCATGGAGAAATATTCCGGGGAAAGTGTTCCCAATATGAAAAAATAACTATCTTTGCACTTGTGAGGCGAGATGCTCAGGCATCTTTCTCATTTCGCGAGGGGAGCCTTCAGAACTGGACTGGATGCTCCCTATTTGCTTTGAAATGTGGGACGCTGTTGTGCAGATGTTGTGCACAATTTCGCGTGAAACGGGCGAAATAACGCCTGTAATAACGTCTGCAATGGCTTTCTCAATTTCAATACGTATTTCTCACGAAAAAACAAATTATCCCCATTTTACGCCACTGAGGGGCTTGTTTTGGCTTTTTCTCTCTCCGCCGGTATTGCTTTTTTGAGCCTTTTACCCCATATTTGCGCAGTAATGTTGTGCATACGTTGTGCAAAACGACATTGCGAATCGCGAAATGAGTACCGTCACCTTCTCCATTTTTGTGCCTCAACCGGGGCGCCGTAAAGCTGGCCAGTTCAACGTCAGGATCCGCGTTACATTCAAGCGGGTTTCCAGGTATATTTCCACCAACATCATAGCCACCGACAGGGACCTGGATTCCACCGGCCATCTGAAGGGCCCGGTCCTGGTGAGGGCGTCAGCTCTGCTCGGCTCCTTCTACCAGTACAGCAGCGAGCTCAATTTCTTCGCCCTGCAGAATATGCAGGTGGATGACGTAGTCAGGTTCGTGCTCCGCCGGGCAGTGGGGCCTACGGACTTCTCGCTGGACTTCTTCGAATTCGCCGAGAAGGAGATCATCCCCACGAAATCGGCCGGCACCGCCAAGAACTACAGCTCTGCCATCAACGCCTTCCGCCGCTACCTGGGCGCTGGCAGCATCGATATAAACGAGATCACCCGAGAGATGCTCGCCGGCTTCGTGAAATTCATCGAGCAGGAGCAGCGCCAGGTATACGTCCACGCGAAGCAGGAAATCGTCACCGGCACCATTGCGAAGAAAAACGCCACCAATGCCGCCCATGTCTACCTGGGACGGCTGCGGTATATCTATGAAGCTGCGCAGCACAAGTATAATGACGAAGACAAGGACGTGCTCCTCATTCCCCGGAAACCATTCGCCAAAATAAAAGTCGAGTATACTCCCAGCATCGTCAGATCTGCCAAGAGTGTTGAATTTATCCAGAGCCTGATCAACTTCGATGGACCGTGCTCTCCGTCCCAGCGCATGGCCCTGGACATGTACCTGATATCATTTGCCCTCATGGGGATGAATGCGGCCGACATGCTGACCGCCGGCCCACCTGAGGGAGATGTCATCATCTACCACCGTAAGAAGACCAGGAACCGCCGCGTCGACCAGGCTGAGCACCATGTCCTCATAGATCCGCGCGTCAGGGGACTTGTGCGGAAGTACGCAGATCCGGACGGGACTCACCTGTTCCGCCTCCATAAGCTGTACAAGAACAATGTCACTATGGACGGAGCGTTGAGGTACAATCTGGACAGCTGGGCGGCGAAGAACGGCGTCGAACCGTTCACCATGTACTCAGCCCGCCACTCCTGGGCGACCATCGCCCGCAGCTCCGCCTGCCGGATTGACAAGGGCACCATCGATGACTGTCTCTGCCACCTGGGCGGGAATCGTCTGGTCGACGTCTATGCGGAGAAGGATTGGAGCCTCCTGTGGAATGCGAACAAGAAGGTCCTGGATCTGTTCGACTGGAGCCCCCTTGACACGTCGGCGGATAAATCGTAGATTTGTGCTGGATGAAAGGTTTTATTAGTTTATCGTTATTCTGTTATGATTCTGCCGGATGCAGTGATGCACCCGGCTTTTTTATTGTTTCATCATGTCAAGCTTTGTGTCGAGGATCCTCAGCAGAGTGTCCACCTGGTCGAGCGCCTGTCTGGTCATCGCCTGCTGATCCGACAAAGCTGTGATATATTTGTCATGGGGATCAGGAGGGGCAGGCGCTTCTCCTGGCGTCATCCCATAGAATTCCTCAATCGATATCCCGGTCGCTTCTGAAATTCTTTCCAAGAGGCTGCTCCGGATATCATCCTTCGACAAAAGAGAAGTGAGATTCTGCTGAGACTCACCTATCGCCGCCGCGACTTTTTTTAACGTCACTCCGTGGCGCTTCAGCGTGAATTTTACGTCCATCCCTTTCATAGCCCAATCAATTCCAAACTTGATACAATCATTTTTTTGGCACAAAAATCAATTCAAGACTTGTTTAATCAATCGCAAAATTGTATATTTGTTGCCGTTGTTATTACAATCGTAACAAATAAAAATGAAAAAAGCAATCTACAAGGCCAGGGAAATTGACCTGAAGGCCACCTTCGAGCAGCTCGATTTGAATGAGGCCGTCTACATCCCTCACCGCTCTGACTGCAGCATTGAGGCGATACGCACCGCAGCATCCAGGCTGGGGAGCGCTACGGGGAGGAAGTACAGCGTCTCCCGGACCATTAACGGAACCATAATCACCAGGGATGATGATACCGAACATCAGCATAGAACTGGAAAGGCGTGAATCGGAGCTTCGGGTAATCCAGGAACTCAAGCTCCATGGGATGTTCAATCCGATGCGCACTGCTACCGAATGCCGGCGAGTGGTGGGCGCGGAATGGTTCCGTGATGCCGTAGCCAAGAAGAAGATCACCGGCGTCCGTCAGGGCAAGCGGGTGAAATACCACCTCGAAAAATTGCTTTCATGCCAGATCCTTGAACTCCGCCAGGCCGAGCGCCAGGTGGAGATAGCCAAATCTTAAATCATCGCGAAATGAGAAAGAATCAAACACCTGGGCGCAAAGATTGCGCCTGCAACTATTCGCCTCAATTATTCGACCTCGGCGGGAATATACCTGCCATAATCCGGCGCCTATCATGAAAAAGCAAGCTAATGGGAGTTTCTACACCGTCCCGAAATTCGTCGTATCTGCGCTCAAGCTGGAGAGCGGCCCTATCCGTGATATCTATTCCATAATCTACGGATTCTCCCAGGACGGGGAATCCGGATGTGAGTGTACGAGACAATATTTCGAGGAGTGGACCCTGCAAAGCCGGTCAACGGTCCAGCGCTGCCTGAGCGATCTGATTGCCTCGGGTTTGGTCAAGGTTGTAAAGGTCGGAATGGGCCGCGGTTCCTACAATCGTTACATTGCAGATTTGGAGGTATTAGATGAAATCGAAAAAGGGTTCAAATTGACCCCTTTTTTAAAGGGTTCAAAATCGAGCAAAAAAGGGTTCAAAATCGAGCAAAAAAGGGTTCAAAATTGCACAGATACCATATATAAGAATAATATAATAATATATAATAATATTTCTTTCGCACGCACGCGCGATACGCGCGCGATGCAGGAAGAAGAAAAGAAGAATTTCATTACTTTGTTTTTCTTCAAAAATTGTCAATTACCGAAGTCGGAAATGGAGGCATTCGTGAGGGTGAATGAGATGTCCGGCTGGGTGGATAGCAAGGGTCGGCCGATCGACACCGCACGCAAGCGCCTGATCTGGGCGGACGGCTGGAAAATCCAGGGCGCCGTGGGCCGGGTGAACGAGTATTTCCTTGAATGCTGGAAGGCGATTTATAATGAAGCTCTGCGCCGCGGCGATTCCATTGCGGACCAGCTGCTCGATACGAGGATCCGCTGCGAATCCAATAAGCAAGAGGTCCTTCTCACGCTGCCCGCCTCGGTGCGTGAATACCTTGAGGACCGCATCGGCGACAGTGGGAACATCTATCAGACGCTGCGCTCATTCCTCCAGGGGCGCAAGCTCAAATACCTTGATTTGGTGATATGAGATTTATAGGCGAGAAATACGATGACGTCCATTTCATCTCCAATACGGAGTGGCATTCTGCGCTCCGTCAGATCCTCCATGGCCAATATTCCAGGCCCTTCGTGCTCCTGGGATGCCCGCCGCGCCTGTTCGAGGATACCGGTGCGAAGATCTGGGCGCTGGTCATCGGTCCTGAGCAGGGCGAGGATACAGGAGAGATAACCGATGACGTGGCCCATCAGATCATCGAGAAGTACGGCATGGTGAGGACATACAGCTCCGGCGAGGGCCGCGTCTACGAGCTCCGCGGGGAGCCGTTCAGGGAGAGATATGGCGGATACTTCACCACCAAACACCTGGACCGGATCTGGCCGACCCTTTTCTCCGCCCAGATAGTGCCGGCAGGACTTAGCGGACCGGAGACATTCGCCACGCTCTCGGGGGACGAAGTCACCATCCATGCGCCCGGCAACGTATGCGCATTCATCCGGGAAATCGTTGAGGGGGAGCCGACCCAGGCCCAGCGCCAGCTGCGGATATTCCTGGAAGGTCGCCGGCTGAAATTGCATGTGATATGATGATAGCTCTGCTCATATTGCTGGACATCCTCCTGGCACTGATCGGGTTTTTCCTGTTCCTGGTCGACGCTGCCATCGGGGGACTGTCGGAAGACTTGAATCGATTGTTGAAAAGATTAAACATATCAGACGATGACACAAACGAATAATCAATCCAAATTGAAGCGCCCCTCCAAGTACGGGGCCGCACGTCCCGTGTACAAAGGGAAGAAATATGACTCGGGCCTTGAGATGCTCCGCTTCAGGCGCCTGGAGGAGGCTGAGAAGAAGGGCATCATATCAGAGCTGCGTACCCAGCAGCCGTATGTCCTGGTCCCCAAGCAGAAGGTCGGCGACCGCATCGAGCGCCCTGTCCGATATGTGGCAGACTTCGTATATGTCAAGGACGGAGCCCTGGTCGTTGAGGACACCAAGGGCTTCCGGACCGCCATGTATGTCATCAAGCGCAAGCTCATGCTGAAGGTCCACGGCATAGTCATCAAAGAAGTTAACAATCCAGCTGACGAGATATGACAACTGAAGAAATGACCCAGAAGCTCCAGGCACTTTTCGACTCGGAGAAAAAAGCGGAATACATCTGCATTCAGACCTGCGACGGCGAGAGCGCCGACGGCATATCCAAAGGTGATATCAGACCTCTGCTCCATGCGACCATCGCCGCGAATGACGAACTGTTCGACGACATCAAGGCGGTATTCTTCGCAGAGCTCCAGCGCCGGCAGTCATTAGGTATCCCTACCGGCATAAAAATAGAGATTGCAAAAGCGGGCCCTGTCAAGAAATCCCAAAATCCCTCATAGCCATGAATGACATCGATAAAACAGTCGAATACTTCTGCAATAGCAGTCACAGCACCGCAAGCGCCAGCAAGATGGAGGAGGAGCTCTATCGCCGTGCCTGCCTGCTGATCGTGCACCGGACGATCATGGGCGAAGACTTCAAACATCTGCTCGCAGATCTGGAAGCGCAGCAGGAGACGGTCCTGCAGCAGCAACCCCGCTGGAAGAAGGTCAACGTACAAGTCACCGGCGGTGCCTATGGTACAGCATGGGTGCATATCGGCAACTTCTCAGTCCTATGCTTCCAGGAGATAAAGGGAAAATATAGGAATCAATAGAAATTCAGATAAATCTATAAATCGCATATCTCGAGTTATGGATAACAAGGAAAAAATAATCAAGCGCCTGATGAAGATTAAAGCGCTGGTAGAACAAGGCGCATCCGGAGAGCGTGAAGCCGCTGAGAGGCTGCTGGCAGATCTGATGTCTCGGTATGGCATTACTGATGATGACCTCTCCGAGGATGTTTCGAGCATTCATCTCGCTAAAATAAAGGAGGGGTATATTAGTTATAAACTATTCGTTCAGATGTGCGGCATAGTCATGGGCGTAGCGAATCCTCGCATTCTGGACATGAGGAAGGCGTCGAGGAAGGATATGCGTCTTTTTCATGAGGCCGGATACGGCCCGGTGAATGCCAATGCCGGAGTGGATTGTACTGCCTCTCAATTCGCCGAGATAATGTCCATGTATGAGTTTTATATCAGGGACTTTGAAATCCAGGAAGATACTTTTCTCTATGCCTATCTCGACAAAAACAACCTTCTAATACCGAGACCTTCCTCTGATTATGAAGACGTGCCGGCTGATGATATTGATAAGGCACTTAGAGCCATGAAAATGAAGGAAGGCATCGAAAGGCAGACTTATCATAAACAAATAAAGCAATAGGGTGCGGAAAAGTCTGCGCGAGGTGCATTGCGGATTCCCAGTATCGGACGAGTTCCGAAAGGAGGAGGATGATTGAGACGCCGCACCCTTTTATTGATTTAGATATGGCACATTATAGGTTAATTTACGAATACACAACGCCAGAATTTCACAATGTCTTCGGTAGAGTATTAAACGAGGATGGGAAAGAGGTGGCTGTCCATGTTTCTTCTAACCTTGTTTGGCTCGAACAAGACCTTCTTCGTGATTGCAACTATAATCCGGAAACCGATACATACACTAAAAATTGGTAAATATGGCAAAGAAATCAATCATCCGCGCAGATCGCGCAGGCGTATTCTACGGAGAGGTCGTCAAGACCGACGCCACCCCCGCAGGCATCATCGCCACCATCAAGAACTGCCGCCGACTCTGGTACTGGGACGGCGCTGCTTCACTGAGCCAGCTCGCAGCAGAGGGCACCACTGCGCCCTCGAATTGCAAATTCACGGTGACCATTGACGAGATGATGGTGGCGGGCGTCATCGAGATCATCCCCTGCACCGAAGCGGCAGTCAAGTCCATCGACAGCGTGAGTGTATGGAAGCGATAGCTGACGACATAAGGAGATTTTTGACCGTTAATGACGGCGACGGCTCCGGCTACGGCTCCGGCTACGGCTCCGGCTACGGCGACGGCTCCGGCTCCGGCGACGGCTCCGGCTGCGGCGACGGCTACGGCGACGGCTACGGCGACGGCTACGGCGACGGCTACGGCGACGGCATTACAGAATTTGACGGCCAACACGTATATCAAATAGACGGTATGGCTACCATTATCTATAGCGTGGTAGAATCCTTTGCAAAGGGTGCCATCCTGCAGAGCGACTTCACTCAGACCCCCTGCTATGTGGCCCGCGTCGGCGACTGCTTCGGCCATGGCGACACGCTGAGGCTTGCTTTCAAGGCTGCCTCTGACAAGGCCATACAGCGGATGCCCTTGGAAAAGCGCATTGCGAACTTCAAGAGCACTTTCCCGTCTGCCGACGAGAAGATTCCCGCACGGCAGCTCTGGGAGTGGCACCATCACCTCACCGGCTCCTGCGAGGCAGGGCGTAACGCCTTTGCCCGTGACCACGGCATCGACATCGACGCCGACTACTTCACCGTCCGCGAGTTTATCAACCTCACCCGTCATTCGTACGGCTCTGAAGCTATCTTAAAACTCGCCTCAGCCTACGGCATTGCCGCCGAAAGTTAAGTATGTTGCTGTACCACAGCAACCAGTCAATAACCCTTTAAAAACAATTCAAAAATGTTAAAAATGACACAATTCACGGGAACCAAGACCGTCAAGGCCTGCCCGATGCCTCTCGGAGAGGCAGAGAAGGTACTGGGACGTTCCATCGAGACCTCAGCAGTAGAGAACCGCGAAGCTACCGAGGGCTACCTCGTAGAGTATGAGGACGGCTACCGCTCATGGTCGCCGAAGGACGTGTTCGACAAACACTACCGTATCAGCGAGACACACGTTGACCGTATGATGATTGAGAAAGAAGAGGTGGAAGGCCGCTACCTGGAAGGCCGCAAGTTCTCCTTCTCACAGATATTCCGTAACCTCTCGGAAGAGAAGCGGAATCTCCTGAAAAAACAGCTCAACACAATGGAGGCTTACCTCTACATACTCTCACGTCGTATCGAGCTGGAGTTGGAGCCGGAGCCTGAAATGGCAGCGGACACCGACAAGTAACTATTCCCACCGGGCGGCAGTCATTTCGTCGTTTTCGCTGCCGCCCGGCCATTGACAGACACAGGACAGTACTATGAGGATAGGATTAATTGACGTGGACGGTCACGCTAAGAGAAAGAAGTATGGTGCAACGGTTTACCCAAACCTCGCTCTCTGCAAGATTGCCGGCTGGCATAAGTACCTTGGCGACACGGTTGAATGGTACTCGCCATTCGCTGACCGCTATGACAGGGTGTACATGTCGAAGGTGTTCAACTTCTCGCCGGACTACCCATACGTCATCAGCAATGCACGTCAGGTCGTCAAGGGAGGTACCGGGTATGTCATCGATGCCGACGACCTGCTGAATAAACCTGAATCTGACAAAGAAGAGTACTGGCTCAACCTGCCTCAGCGCATGGACAGGGCCAAGCCGGACTACACCATCTATCCACTTATTCCCGCTGACTATGCCTACGGATTCCTGACTCGCGGTTGTCCCAACAAGTGCAAGTGGTGTGTGGTACCGACGAAGGAGGGTGCCATCCGTCCGTACATGGACGTTGACGACATTGCCATCGAGGGTCGTCATAAACTGGTACTTATGGACAACAACTTTCTTGCAGCAGGTGACTATGCCCATGGACAGCTCGACAAGATCATCTCACGCGGCTACCGTGTGGACTTCAACCAGGCGCTGGATGCCAGGCTGGTAACGGACGACTTCGCAAGGAAGCTGGCACAGGTGAGGTGGCTCGACAAGAACCGTATACGCTTCGGCTGTGACACATGGGCACAGGTGGAGGAATGCGAGCGTGCCATGGAACTGATCGTCAGCCACGGATTCCACGGCGAGTTCTTCCTCTACACCATGCTTAACGATGACTTCCAGGAGTGCTACCGACGTGTCAGCTACTGGTGGAGAAAGCTGCAGCGTCAGAAACATTTGTCCAACTGGGTGTATGCTTACGCACAACCCTACCGCGACCCTCGCAATCCGCTACGCCCAATCCCTATGTGGCAGCGCGACATGGCCAACTGGGTCAACAAGAAAGCGCATTTCGTGGCACACAGCTTCGAGGACTTCACGCCTCGCAAGGGCTTCAGGTGCCAGCAGTATTTCAATATGAACCTATAACAAACACAACGATGAAATATAAAGATTCTGTACCGGAGATAGAGCTTCTACCCATGAGCGGCGTTCAGCCGTCGCCAAACAACCCACGTAAGACGTTCAGCGAGGAATCCCTGCAGGAGCTGGCCGAAAACATCCGACAGCAGGGGCTACTACAGCCCATCACAGTGCGTTACACGGTTAAATCTGACCCTAAGACTGGACGTGAAATGTACGAGATAGTCTGCGGTGAGCGACGCTACAGGGCTTGCCTGAAGCTGGGAATGACGGAAATTCCCTGCATCGTGCGTGAAATGACCGACGAGGAGGCTTTTGACGCCATGATTACCGAGAACCTGCAGCGACGTGACGTTGACCCCATCGAGGAGGCCGTGGCCTTCCGTCTGCTGCATGAGCGCGGACAGTCCGCCACCGACCTTGCAGCCCGCTTCGGCAAGTCCGTGCGCTATATTCAGGACCGCATGCACCTCAACTCACTGCTGGAGCCTATCCGAAAGGCAGTGTCAGCCGGCGATATACCCATCCGTGGCGGATACCTGTTGGCACGCCTCAGCACTGACGACCAGCAGGCATGGCTCGACGAGCAATGGGACGAAGAGTATGCCGAGGGCGACATTACAGTTTCCGACATCGAACAGTGGCTTGACCACCATTTCCGCAAACTCTGGATGGCTCCCTTCCAGAATGGTGAAGACCTTACCGAGGCATGGAACCCCGACGGCTCTCTTATCCGACGCTGCGTATCCTGCGACTGCAACACCTGTAATCAGGGTTGTCTCTTTGCCGACATGAACACCGACGAGCCTCAGTGTACAAACGCCACCTGCTACAGCCGCAAGCTCGATATCTACTACGACTGGATAATACGTCGTGAAGCCAAGCTTATCCTTTGCGGCGACGAGCAGCCTCAGCCCGGCCGTGTGGCTCTCGTTGGCGACGAGTCCGGCATCTACAATGAGGAAATGAAGGCTCGTTTCCGTCAGCTCAAGGAGCGGTGCGAGGCCCAGGGCTATGCCGTCTTTACGGAAAAACAGCTTCCGACACGTGTCTGGTCGGATGGTGAAAAGGAGGTTGAGGCCGGGCGTGCCATACACTGCCTCAACCTCACCGACATGGCGCGTGGATTTTCCCGTAAGTCTGAGGAGTACCGTCGCATACCAGGCACTCCATCGGCCACCACTACCGCCAGCAACTATCCAGCACAGCTCTCCGAGCGTGCTGCGGCCATAGAGTCGCAGGCAAACAAGAAAATGAACAAATACGCCCATGATAACTTCGACCGTGGCAAGTACATTTCCCGCACGTCTGCGCTGGAACCTTGGGAAGAGGACATCGTCGCTGCCATCGTATTCAGGTATCTCGGCTATGATGACAGCAAGGAGCTCATGGGTGAAGCATTAGACCCGACCTACCAGCAGATGCACGATTTCCGGCAGAAGCAGGGCGAATACGGTGCCGATAACCGGTGGATGCGCAGGGCCATCGCCAAGTTTGTCAATGACAGCAACCACGACTCCTACCTGCGTGAACTCATTACCCGGCTCGATCCGCTGGCCGCTCCCACCTTCTCCAAGATACGCAAGGATTCCGACAAGCGCATCAGGGATATTCACGACGAGCTGCATGAGCTGGGCTACGACGAACGCGCCAATAAGTTATGAGTACTGGCGACTAACATTCAAACAAATTTTTAACAAACATAAGAATTATGGAATTTAGCGTATCACGTAACGCGCTCCTGCGGGCATTGCAACATGTCCGCTGCGCCATCACCAAGCAGGAGATACAGGTGTTCAAGTGCTTCGTATTCTCCTTCCCTGCAGGCGACGGCTCTGCCGCTGCCATGACCGTTCACGCCTCCAACGGTTCGGTATGGATGGAAGAGACGGTAGTCCTCGACGGGACTCCTGTCAATCCACGGTCCATAGCCGTATGGTACGGTGACCTCCTGTCTCCCATCAAGACCCTCGACGAACAGCCGTTGCGCTTCGAAGTTCAGGAGTACCAGGTAATAGTGCATCACTCCGTAGGCTCCTTCCGTCTGCCTCTCTACGGGAACCCCTCTGAGTTCTTCGACTTCAAGGCACCGGCTCCCTACGCTGAGGCTGATGACGGCTGGCAGCTGGAGTATGAGGCTCCCTGCCTGAAGTCTATACTTCGCAGCTGCAGCTTCGCCATGGCACAGGACGATCTGAGGCCCGCCTTGAACGGCGTCTATTTCAACCTCACAGACCAGTTCTGCGACTACGTCTCTTCCGATGGCCACAAGCTGGTGCGTGTCCGTAAGAGTCGGAGTGCGGACAGCTCTTTCGTTGTCAATGACCTTTCCTTCATCATTCCCTCCACCGTCGTGAAGACCCTGCTGAAGGTGCTGCCGCCTACAGGCGACGCGACCATTCAGTACCAGAAGGAGAAACTGGTCAAGAAGAACTACATCGATATTAACGGACACGAGAAAGAATGCACCGTCACGGAGCGCAAGCCCCAGTGCCGTATCATCATCGACGGTAACCTGACTATATCCTTCAATACCGTTGAGGAACGATATCCTAATTACGGGAATGTCATACCAGCCAGCCACCGGTTCACGATGACCGTTGACCGCAAGTCGCTCATCAAGTCCTGCGACCGTCTCGCCCTCTTCGACAGCACAAAAGAATTGATTGCGATGAACATCGACGAGTCTACCCTACACTTGGAAACCAAAGATGACGACTTTGAGGTAGGCGGTGAAGAGGCACTCCCCTGTGAGTGTTCAGTGTCAGGCTGTGCCTCATCCGCCAGGCTCCGCATAGGCTTGAAGGCATACAACTTGACCAATACACTGAAAGCCCTCTCCACCGAAAAGGTCACGTTCCTGTTCGAAGACTCTTCGCGGGCAGTGCTCATTCAGCCCCAGCCTCAACCCTACAGCGAGGAAATTACTATGCTGATCATGCCAGTATTTTTAAGCGACTAACAAATTTTTAAACAATATCATTATGTCAATCATGTTTTTTACCGCTGGCCTGGTCACAGGCATTGCCTGTATGGCCTTCCTCTTCATCCTCAACGGCATCCACTGCCGCTACCACGAGATTGAGTGGCACGACGCACAGAAGGAGCGTCCTTCACAGTACGTTATCGGTGGTGTGTGCGACCTGCATATCCGGGTGCTGATCCACACCGTCAAGGGTGTCATCATCGACTCTACGTATTACCCTGACAGCAATCACTATGACTACGAGGACTGTGCGAACATCACCCATTTCGCCTACATCGAGGAGATCAAAAACACCGTGCCATCCTGTCCTGTATGCAGCGGCACCGTTGCTGCCAACCAGCTTGACCACTATGCCTATCAGAGTGCGCTATGACATCTACGACAGACAGCATCCTGCACCCATATTCTCGACGTCCGACCGCATGCTGGCCATCGTCGAGCGTGACGATGGCCTCAGGCGCGGGAAGGGCATCTGCCGTATCAAGACAACTGTGATACCCGACAATATGAACAAGTCAGAACAATACCTCTACCTCGTCTACGAGGTACGCCAGCTGGAGCGTCAGTACTTCAACGGAGGGCGTGACAAGGACGTCTTCCGTCAGGCACTCGACAAGGAGAAGCAGCTGGACGACTGGAACACGCGGACGCGCTTCTACCTGCAGGGACATCCCAAGTCAACGCCCGACGACCCCAAGGCGTTCTCCTTCTTCCTCCTCGTGGAGAAGTGGCGCCAGCTCTGGAAGCAGTACTTCGCCTACAAGAAACGCCAGGATGCTGACCCAGCCATCGTGCGCGAACGTGGCAAGCAGTGCCATGACTATGAATCACAAATCGACAACTACATCAAACAAACACTACGCTTATGAATCAACGTCCAGTATGCTGCAATACCATTGCAGCCAACACCATCCCTCCCTTCGACCGTACCGACGAAGGCATCAAGCGCTCCCTGGCATACATCATGGAGCACGCACCAGTCGCTAACCTCACGCCCGAAGAAGTGCTCTCTACCATGCGCCTCATCCGACTGCATGCCCATCTTGCCGACCGGCAGTACCAGGACGTCTACGTACACAACAACGACGCACGACTGCAGCTGTGCGACGACACCGACCGCTTCATGGCCCTCCTGCTGGAGTGCATGCAGCGTGACCAGCTGCTCGGCACCAAGCGCTGCCGCCTCCGCTTCGGCGGCTCTGCCTACCACTGGCGCAAGATTGCCCATGACACCGGTATAGTCACCACAGAGTCCTCCGTCAGCGAGGACGGAGGCTACTACGGCCGCGGATGGGTGCTGGCTCCCCACATCGTCACCCTCCGCAAATGGATTCACCAGACATCACAGAACCCCGACATCAAACGACTGAAAGTATGAAACAAAGATTTGCAGGCAACGGCCTCAGCCGAACGACTATGATTTTCAAGATTGCCTTGATAGACGACCATAATTGTCGTATATTTGTTCCAAATGAATATCAAAAGCATTTTGTACCATTAACAGAAAAATAATTATGAAACTAATAGACAAAGACACTGTAGTGGCGGAGATAGAGAGATTAAAAAGTGAATACATAAAACACACCAGAAACAAGTTTCATACCGAATGGGCTTGTGGAGTTCTTGACTATATTCTTTCTTTCCTCAACACCCTTGAAGTGAAAGAGGTGGACTTGGAAAAGGAACTTAATGACTTTATTGAACAGCAAAAGGCATGGATTAAAGACAATAGGATTGTTGAGTATTATAATGGGGATTCATTCAACCACATCTATGATTTAAAGGATATTGCCAAACATTTCTTTGAACTTGGACTTAAAGCGCAGAAAGGAGGCTCTCCTGCTGGAGTGTGAGCAGTGCGACCAGCTGCTCGGCACCAAGCGCTGCCGACTGCGCTTCGGCGGCTCTGCCTACCACTGGCGCAAGATTGCCCGTGACACCAGCATCGACACCACCGAGTCCTCTGTCAGTGAGGACGGCGGTTACTACGGCCGCGGATGGGTGCTGGCTCCCCACATCGTCACCCTCCGCAAATGGATTCACCAGACATAACAGAACCCCGACATCAAACGACTGAAGATATAACTATGACAAAAATAAAGAATTACAATATCATACTTTCAAAACATTTTCCAGTGACGCATCCCAAAGCTGGGCAACCTACCGGCTTCGGTCCGAAGGTAATGGCTGCCATAAACGGTTTAGCGTGCTACCCTAAGAAGCTGCACACTATCCGCGAGAACTACGAACTATGGCGTGAACGCATTGAGCAGGTCATGGAAGGCAAAGCTGAGATATGTCTGCGCCAATGGTCAGGCTTACCCTATCGCTCGAAAACGGTGGAGCTTAAACGCCTCGGTTGGCAGGACGGTGTAGGCATCCAGCGGCTCAACTTCGGATGGCATAACGGCAAGCAGATTCCTGTAATTGAAGGTTGGTATATGTACGGAAACCACGGTAGTAAGCAGGAACTTGCTAATAACGACGGACTGTCTCTCGAAGATTGGCAAGCCTGGTTCAAGACTCACGAAAAGGACACGGTATATGACAAGCCGCTGGCGATTATATTCTTCACTAATTTTAGATACTAATCAATAACAAAAAAGGTATTAACTATGATCCCCATCGGAACCACCGTCTACGTCAACTGGTACGACTTCCAGAAGAGCGCCGAATACCTCTGCAAGGGAGAGCTGGTCGACAACACCCTCTTCATTGGCACGAAGTGGGAGAACTTCGCCTACGTGCGCTTCCAGCCTCCCGGCCTGCAAGGCCCCATCTGCCATCACTTCCTGCCGGAAAAGGTGACGACGGACAGAGACAACGTCCCACACGACGACTGCTACCTGGTTTGTGGTAGGAAAACGCGCTTTTTTGAACACGACGCGTCCGTCAAGTTAAGCAATCCACAAAAACTGAACGCGAGCGACGCCTGGAATGCCATGCAGCAGTTCAAACAAGATCACTGGGACTTCACCCGCGGCCATCTCTCCACGGATGCCCTCAACGACTTCTACACCATCTGGCGTGATGCCATAGCCGCCAAGCTCGGCCGTGCATCCCCAACAGTTGCTGTCGACATCGGACACCCTGACGGCGACCGTTCCGCTACCTTTGTCGTCGCTCCTACTGCCCCTGCACCCACCCCCGCCTCTCCCGTCAGGTACACTGCGGCATTGCCGCAGTCCTCCAACCCCACCAAGAAACAACTCCGCTCCACTGGACGCATCCAGTACCGCGACACTATCCAAACATCAATATTCGATTAACAAATTACAATTATGAAACGTATTCCACACATCGGCCTCGACATCGAAACGCTGTCGCTGCGCCCCACAGCTGCCATCACTGCCATTGCAGCCAAGACATTCTTCTTTGACGGTACCACCGACGAAGAGCGTTCCCTGAACTGTTGCGTCGACGCAACGTCATGTGCCATGTACGGCCTCACCATCGAACAGCAGACGGTCGACTGGTGGGCATCACGACCCGAAGAGGCCAAACGCTACTTCCTCGACACACCAGCCGTCAAACTGAAGGATGCTCTGCTGCAGCTCACCGACCTCTACCGCTCCGTACAGAGGGACTATGACTGTCAACGGGTCCTCGTCTGGGTGCAAGGCTCAGACTTCGACATCGCGATCCTTCGCAATGCCTACTACCAGGTGTTCGGCGACACTGAGAACTTTGTCTGTCCACATGATCGATTGCGCGACGCGCGTACCTACATCCTCTCCAATCTCAGCCTATTGAATGCCGCCGAACTGCTTGACGGGTACAATCCCGACCATCCCTACGACATCATCCCACCCAAGCGTGACGGCTGGGTCAAGCACAATGCCGACTCTGACGTCATGCAGATGATCCACAACGTCTGCTATGTCAACAACCTACTACGTGAACATCTCTCCCGCTAACATCACGTCCTGTATGCTGCTGTATCACAGTAGCATATCCACCTCAAATATAAATGCAACCATTCAGAAATAAAAGAGTATGAACAGAACACTTGATTTATTGTGGCTTAAGGTACGCACGTACTTTAAGCATCCCGCGGAAGACATCCGTCAAGCTAAACCTATTGTGCCAGGGCGGCTTTATACCAGCTTCGGCTACATCGTCAAGGCTGTACCGCTTACCATGCGAGAACGTCTATACATTAGTCAATCGCAGAATCGCGGTGCTCTGCCTGTGGAACTGCTACGTGACATCAAACCTGGCAAGGATATGGTGCGCCAGATCCATCAGCTGGAAGAGATTACAGGCCTACGTCACTCTGACTTGCCTGCCAGGTGTAACTTCTGCGATTTCTATCACACGGGCATACCTTGTCCCCTCTACAACGTGCTGAAAGACGGCACGGTTGTTTGCGACACTCACAAATACATCATCATCAAAAATCAATAGTTATGGAAAAACGTACGGTAAACAGACGTACCACGTCTGTCCCCTCCTCTACCAACACGGTCATTAATCGGCGTGCCCGTCAGATAGCCAAACGCTATGCCAAGCAGCGCAACAAACAACAGAAGATGGTCAAGTCTGACGATGTCAAAGTGGTATATACTGACGACTCTTATATCGACAAGACAAAAAAGGTGTTCTCGCACGGCATGAAGGCTGTCAAAGAACGACTGTCAAAAAAGAATGCCAAACACGAGCTGCCGGAGCGTATCATCACTGAGCGAAAGCCATTGCTCACCTCGTGCCTCATCATCAACCGCGAAGGAAAGGAGCGCGCCTTTCTGCCTGACAAACGTCCGCAATATAAGATCTTGGTTCACCGTTCCGTGGCGAAACACATGGTCAGTGCCTGCTGTATGCTCCTGCGTATCACAAGCAACCGCACGAAGGACACAGACGAATATCTGGACGGGTCATGGGCTATCACACCTGCAGAGTACCGCATGACGGCAACGACTACCATACAGCATGTACGACGACGCCCGTTCTTCTTCCTGCGACGCTACTGGTATGAGATCAGTTTCGACGGACGGGTACAACCGGCTCACCTGCTATTCGACTACGACATGGACCCGACAGCAAAGAAGACGCGTCTATGGATTACCCGTGAGTATGTGCCTATCCAGAAGACTGACCGATTCAACGACTACTTCCGCTTCTGGCGCAACAAGCCACCAAAAGAGAAATAACCATGTTTATCACACATCACAAAAGAAAAAGACGGCCGCTAAGCCGTCTTTCTCTTTTGTCTCGCCAGTTTCCTGCGGTTTTCCCGCAGGTCCCTCCGCGCTTTCTCCTTCTTCATGGTGCTTCTTCGACACCTCTGGCATCGGACACCCGAAGCTCGGCGCAAACAGCATGAATGCTTATAAACTGAAGTACCGTCGCAAGTCAAACACACCGTCCTTGTCCTTCAGTACGTCCATCGCCAAAAGATGCGCTCCAGTGGCCAGCTCGTCTTCCGTCAGTTCCGTCGGCATCTTACCCATCATCCGGGCTATCGATGTCTTGCTGTCGCTCACTTTCATGCACATTGTCAGGTATGCTGCCCACTTGTTATAATACGGAGCCTCTTCTAATGGCAGGCCAAGTCGTTCCATCTGCCGCGTCCACTGCTCTCTGGTCCAGCCTGGCTGCGGGTCCATCTTCAACGTGACGGCATCGGCCTCCTCTGCCGTCACGTAGTTCTTCCACTTCACCGCACACAGCTTCTCCAGCATCTTCTCGGCAAACACCTGGTCATAGCTGATGCTGCGCTCCATCATCACCTTCATGACCTCGCCGAAGAGTATCATGTTCTTGGGATCTTTCGAGTTTTGCATGATGGCGTAAAGCTCTTCCCATTTCTGTTTCATCTCGTTCTTTTCCATAATCGTGCGTTTTACAGTAGGCCGTCGCTCTGCGCCGGCATCAATTCTTATTTAGAAGCTGCCTCAGCATGCCCTGAATGTCATCCAGCTTGCCGCCCTGTTCCTTCTGCGTCTCTTCAATTTTTGCAAAGCGCTTCTCGTTCTCCTGTTTTTCTTTAAACTCGGTATCAAGCTGTGCTATCAGCTCTTTACACTGGCCTATGCGCTTCTCCTGCTTGGGCACCTCGCGCTCTGCCTCTTTGAGGTAGTTCTCGCTTGTCTTCAGTGTAGCACGTAACTCACGCACAATGGCATCTTTGTCGGTGCTCACCAGCGTCAGCACACCGGGATTCTTCGTCGGAAACATGCTGGCTGTCACCTCCACCATGTCGGTGTAGTTCTTGCCGTCTATCGAGTAGGTCACGTCCACTACTTCCTGCATAGATGGCACCTGCATCTGTCCGGGCTTCATGTCCGGGTAGTTCATTCGTGGCTGGCTCACGCTGACGATGGTACCCTCTTGGTACTTCATGTCATCACCCTTCATCAGGGCATAAATCACGGTCCCTGTTGCCAGTCCTTTAAATAATGTCATATTCATATCTCTATCCTCCGTTTGTTTGTTGTCCTGTATGTTGGTTTGTCGTTGTTTACTGTTCCGTATGTGGTTATATCATAACCACCTCAATAAAAATCCCCCAAGGGGCAGCAGCCTCATCAGTGACCGCCGCCCCTGTCGGAGGATAGTTGCTTAACCTGCGGCCTGCTGTGCAGTTTTGGCGTTGCCACCGTAGGTGTTGATGAACTGCTGCATCTCCCACTCAATGCGCTGCAGCTCAGCTTTCATCGGTGCCACCATCGCGGCTGTGCCGTTCTGGCTGCGAAGAAGGTCAAGCTCAGTCTGCAGACGAGTTTTCTCTGCGACCACGTCCTGATAGCGAGAGTTCTCCCATGCCTGACGGAAGGCTGCAATCTCAGCACGGGTCAGGCCGTTCTCCACGCGCTGCGAGTCCTTCAGCTCGTTGGTCTGGTTGATGGTCTCGATACGACCCTGATAGCCTTGCTCCAGAATCTGGGTCTTCAGGCCACAGCAGCAGTCCTTCATCTGCTGGATGATATTCAGGTTGCCCAGGTTGATAGCATTCGTCACACCGGCAAAGCCCATACCGTTCTGAGCGCCCAGCTGGAAGATGGCATCCTTCACGCCGCTGATGGCACCACGAAGCTCGCCAACACCTACGCCCAGGTTCTGTGCCAGCTGCGAGATGGCGAAGTCGGCCCGGTTGCCGGCATTGGTGATGGCCTCACGCGCCCACGAGTTGTTGTTGTTGTCGTTGATCTGTGCCTGCAGAGAGTTCAGCTTGTTCTGAGTCTCCATGTCCAGCACTCCGTTGTATGCACCGTTGCGGTTGTTGCCGAAGCTGCCGTTGCCGAACAGTGCCAGCATCACCAGGTACATCCAAGGATTGTTGTTCATCATGGCCATAGCCGTAGCCGTGTCCTGACCACCAGTAGGAATACCGAGGATATTAATCTTTTCGTCCATAATAAAATGAATTTAAAGGGTTTGTAACTATTGTTTCTTCTGTCATTGGCCGTTGACGGTTGCAAAGTTAATGTTTGTTGCTGTATCACTGCAACCATAACATCGTGTCTCAGCCCTCAATCCGTGAGGTCTTTTAACATTTGTCCTGTATGTTGCTGTACTACGGCAACTCTCAGGAGCAATCTCCTTCCAGCCTCTTTATGGCCCTTTCCACTGTGGCCCGTCCTATATGGTATTCCTTTGACAGCTGTCTCACCGCCTCCCTGTATTTCAGCCCTGCTCCTCTCATATTCTGAAATTCCTCGTACATCCCAATATACCTGTAGTCATCCCGCATGACCTCACATTTTGAGAGTATTTTTAACCCTTCACGAAGAATTTTCAACAGTTCTATCTTTTTCATACGTGCAAAATTTGGTCGTTTCAACATTAATCATTACCTTTGCACCACTTCCTACACATTACGATAAAATAATCCCATGCAACCGTAAGAAGGGTATTAGGTCCCCCGACGCGGTAGCATGGGATATGCTATAAGTAAAATATGTGTAGGAAGCTTATTTTATGAAAGTCGGGGGATTTTTCTTTCCCCGCTCTTTTTTGTCAGGTATGCTGCTGTATCACAGCAGCAACAATCTTCCCCGAGGCTTCTTTATCCTCCTCACCAAATACGCTATTATCAGGAACAGACAAACCACCGTCCCGCCAGTCGTCACCTTTCCGTAGTCCAGGCAGAACTGCTCCCACTTGCTCAGCTTACGCTCAACAGGAACAGGCACCTGAACAGAGTCAACGCGCACACTGTCCTTGACGTGGCTTTCCTGCCTGTAGCTCTTGCGCTCTTGCAGCTCCTTCTGAAGCAATATCAACAGCCGCTCGTTCTGCTTCAACTTTATGCCCAGCTGCGCTATCATGGCAGAATCCTCTGGACGTGCCTCACGGATAATGGTATTGATCTGCGTCTTGACGCTGTCACTCTGCTTGATGGTGTCATGCACATGTACTGTTTCCGTCCTCACCGTCTCTACAGGCACATACTGTGTCGTACAGCCTATCAACAGCATGACCAGAAAAACAATCATGCACAGCTCCCTGAACACTTGTCTTGCCCTGCCGAGATACCTCAGCCGGTCATCCAGCCCGTTGGTGCCTCCATTGATCCGTCTGGTCACTGCTATGCTGTCGTCCTTGTCTGCCAGCTCGTTCAGCCCGTGCTGCTGCCAATACCACAAGGCAGATGCCACAGCCCACTCCGGCTCTTCCAACTTCTCAGGATAGGCCACAAAGTCCACGGCCAGGGCCTTGCTTACGGCCTCATAGTTGGCCTTGCCGGTTATCTGCAGCAACCCACGGCCTTTATACCTCTGGCCGTCACCATCCTTTTCCGGCGTGTTACCTAACGCCTTGGCCTTGGCTCCAGTGTCGTAGGCTGCACCACTGGCCAGCTCACGGACATAACGTAGCTGTCCTGACTCCTGTGCTATCTGTGCCAGGAAGTGTGCCATCCGCTTTGTTGTCGTCACGCCATACTTCGCAGCATACTGGTTGATGTAGGGCAGATACTTGTCTACCCTCTTCTTTGCCAACGGCATGACGTACAGCACCTCGTCCCGTGTCAGTTCCTGCAGCTCCATCTCTTATTGCTCTTCTTGTTTTTCAGCCTGCTGGCTCTGCCATTTCTTCACAAATGGCAACCGCTCCACAAACTGCACCGTCAGGATATACAGCAGGATGTCAACTAACTTATACGTAGCCGTTCCTTCGTGCAGCATGCTACGCCAGTTCCTCAGTATGTTCGTACCGAACACCCACACGGCCACAAAGCATGCATACTTCACACACATGGCCGCTTCCGCGTCTTCGTGCAGGTAGTGTCCGACAGCGAACATCACGGCAAACGTGCCGAACAGGCCGAAACAGAACACGAAGAACATGCGGGCTTTCTTCCACGACCATCCTTCCCCTGACGCCCACGCCGACGCTATGCCAAACAGCAGATTCAACGTCAGCAACAGCATCATGGCTATCATAAAGTCCCAGATCGGTGCAAACAGACTGGCCAACAGCCCGAACACTGTCATCACCAGCGCCTTTAATTCAAGAATATTCCCCATATTTTTTAATGTTTAATATTTCTTTCTCTCTCTCGTCCTGTACACAGCGGCATTGCCGCTGTCCCCTACTCTTCTCCTACCTCCTCGACCAGCTGCTTAGCCTTCTGTATTGCAGTATCGATGTTGTAATGTCTCAGCATCAGTTCCTTGGCCACCTCAAACGTCCGTCTGTTCTTCTCGCTGGGCATCTTGTTGAGCGAAGTCATCTCCAGCATCTTGCTACACACGTCACTCGTCTGGGCCTTGAAGTCCAGCTGAATATTCAGATGTTCTTTGATATGCTCATTCCCTTCAGAGTCGATGTAGGTCACCCAATCTTCATCGGTTCTATCACCTCTTTCTTTAGCTTCAAAGTCAATAACCTCAACTTCTTCGCCAGTACTTCTAAGAAAGTACTTACAGCCTATTGCAGGCCACATAAATGTTCTATCTTCCATAATCTTTAAACTTTAAGTCTTTTCTCTTATAATAAGGTACAGCCTTCTTCCTTACTTTGTAGTCAGTGCCATGCAGACATACAAAGAGGAATGTAATCACTCCACTAACGTCTGGAGTATTACCCATAAGTCCTATACCGTAATTTTCGATATTCATTTTACCATAGTTTAAAACTGCTCAAACTGCCATTGACAGCATTCTGCACAGCACCTTTCACAAACCCAATCTGAGTTTGATTCATAGCATCATTCTTAGCCCTTTCCAAAGCTTCAGCGGCACTGAGACCCTTAGGAGTTTCTCCTACACCAATGTTATACAACATGATCTTTAATATTCTTCATCATCATCTTCACTTGTTTCTCTATCTACTCCTTCCTATCCCTCTCTTGTTGCAGAAAGGGAAGGAAGAAGTAGGATAAGAGGTGTATGCTGAAGTTGTCAAACCTATCATCGATTTTCTAATGCTTCAAGTCTTGCAATAATATCGGCATTGATTTCCTCTTGTGTCTTTCCAAGAGCATCATCTATTATATCCTTAGCACCTGCAACATGGCCACCTTTAGCCACATTCTTCAATCTCGCAGGAATAGGACTTGTAAATTCATTGTTTGCCATATCCGTTTAACTTTGTAAGTCATTAAAACATTCCTTTACTTTAGGAAATGCCATATACCCTAATGCAGCTACACCTACAGCAATGACATAAGCACTGTTATAGATAGCATAGCCAATACCTCCAAGAAGTCCAAGGAGGTAAAGGCATATCATGATAAATGAAAATATCTTGTTCATAATCATTATATTTTATTGTTTATACTGGAGTACCTGTTGCATCTACTCAAGTAGACAAAGGAGGAGGAATAGAACCTCCTATCTTTATTATAATTAGAGTGTATATTAGAAGAATTAATATTGCAACTATTATCCTACGTTTAAGATTGTGGCGCAACTCCTGCATCTTCAATATTTGTGCTATTGAATTTGGCAAGATTACCAGCTACAGGAGCACCGAGTACTTTAGGATATACGGTGCTTGCAGTGTTGCCTAAAGCATCTTTCCATCCAGTTCCATCCCAAACATACAATTTCTTATCATACAGATTATATACAGTAGAACCTATTGCGGCTGTCTGTTGTTGATTAGTTAGAGGAACATCTTGTATTGTTTGTACATTCAAAATTACATGGAACACCGCTCTTGCAGGAGTGCTGTCAATATTGTCACTAACAAACTTTCCAATATAACCGTTTGTATATCTCATTGTAACTCCTCGTGGAATCATTGCACTACCCGAATAGTTAGCAGGTTCTATAGTACCGCTGACAGCACTATTAAACAATGGGACAGTTTCTAAAGACATTAGTTTAGAATTTATACATTCACATTCAGAGTTATCAAGATAGAATATTGTTTGGATATTACTTGCAATATTTGTAGCTTTTGCTATTTTACAATTTTTAAAAACAACCTTTGTATTCTTAAATTTGATTGCAAATGTATCAGAGAAGGCTACTTTGTTTGGAATTGTTATAGAAATATTTTCAAACACTACCTCTTTAAAACCATCTATGACTAAGCCACTGGTTTCTGATGTCATTGAAACAGAAGTTGTATTTGATTCAGCTTTTATTATAAGTTTTGTCGTACCATTATAATCCTTCCATGTACCACCTTTCAAACCGCCATAATTACCTCCTACCGAAATTGTACATACTTTTTCAATACTATTGTTGGCTATGACGGGATTAATATTCTGATTATTGTAAGCATACACTTTATCAATAGGGTCGTTAAAAACCAGCGACTTAATACCCAAATCGGAATTGCTATTGTAATAATTTATATTATCAACGGTCAGTCCATTAACACTATTTATTGCATTATATCTAGTTGGAATACTTCCATAATTAGAATAGTACACATATTTCTTGTCAGTTGTAAGCAATTCTTGCCCGTTATCATCTGTCATAATTACCATCCCCGAATACTCAAGTCCTTTCGGCCCCATGAAATCGAAGAAGTGCGATAAAATAGAACTGCTGCTTATAAGGCTATATTTAGTTATAGCAATAAAAGACAGCACAGAACAATGTTTTACATTATCTAAATATAAAGCTTTATACGTCTGCTCGGTACCACAGCTAATAAGTGATACCGTTGTACAATTTTGCAATAAATATGAACCGAAATATCCATCAGGATTTGTTAAGCTATAATCTTCTACAGGTCTTACAGGTGTATCATTATAAAATCCTATACTATCACATGAGCAATTTACCAATGCACTATAACCAGTATCTTTAAGTTTAAATGCTCCAATAGAAGCATTTAATACAGAACAACCTATTAAGGCATTTGTTGTCATAGAAGCATAGTTTCCAGCCTGTTGTTCAGGCTCAGGAACTACAGTTCCATGTATATAGAAACCTACATTACAGAAATATACCTCACACTTCTCATAATAAATTCCCCATCCTGCAGATTCAAAGCCAATGGAAACCCAACGTACCATCACACCTTTGAGCTTTACCCTTGTCTTAAAGAATATATTTACACCGCAAAGCTCAGAATCCTTATGATTATAATAATCAGTAAGATACCCCTCAATAATAATGTCTTCTATACTGCCTCCGTAGTCAATATTAATTATTTTTGTAATACCAGTGTTAAGAGCCTTCAAGGTTGTCTTTGTAACAGCAGCAGAACTTCTCAGATAAGAGTTAAGTCCAAGACTACATAAATGTCTGTTTCTTGTAAGATTAATGCCAACACCGTTATCATTAGAAAGAAGCGTGTACTGTGTACCTGTCAACACAGTCTTTTTAAATGAATTAACACATTTCTGTATAGGGATTCTGTCATCTACAGTATCATCATAAGCATTGGCTCCAAACCACTCAGGATAAGCATCAGCCACATTCCACGTGCCATCAAGAATCACATCAGTACCAAATATTTTTATAAGCCCAGCCTTAATACCAGTATTAGTACCAGTTACAGTATATGCGCCACTTATACCACCACCGTCAAACTCAAGAATACATCCTTTAGGAATAGTAATATCATCTTCAAGCTCATAGTCATACTTGATGACATACTTAGTATTCTTAGCACTGACCATTTGCTGAGTAAGAATATTCTTACCATCAACAATATTAGGTTTCAGAATCCTTGTGGCATAAGTCTGAAGGGTAGAAAGCACATCACCACTACCATTAACATTTACGTCTACTTTATCTATAAGTCCCATAATTATTTATTTTTATCCGTTAATATCTATGTTATATGTTCCAGCCTCGTAAGCATTCCTTGAAGTAAACACACTATATTCCTCATCATTGATAGTGACAGTAGTTTCATCAAAAGGAATCTCAAAAGAGTTCATGTCAGCTCTGATAAATCCAGGTCTAAGACCTTTGCTCATGACAACAAAGATGTTATCACTGTCAGCACAAGTGACATTATAGGCTCCACGCATACCATTGGTAATAGGAATGACATGCTCAACATTCATAATATCCTCATAAGTAGTACCAGCACCAAGCCAGAAACTATTGTAATGAGTGATAAGCTTCTCTCTAGTATATTCAACACCCATAACCTTGGCAACACATTTAAGAACACTTGTCTCAGTAATCTCAATATCAGTTTCAAAGTAGTCCTTATTCTCTGCCTCTACTACAAGAGTACCATTGATGAAGAATTGAATCTTCTCAAATGTACCATTAGCCTCAGTAGTCTTAGCAGTAACATGAACGGTACAACCCTCTTCTGAAATAAAATAGTCAGGAGTGACAGTCATTGTAATGCCACTGTAAGGCTCGCCTGTTATGTCTTCCAGCTTAGTCCAGATTTTATTGAGAGCATCAGTGAGTGTCTTCTGTGACACACTGATGTACTCATCTGTCCCAAACTCATTGCTGACTGCTATGCCGTGCTTGCCGCCGGAATAAATCAGCTGAAGAAGATATGGATCGATCTTTTCCGGTTTTACTGCACCGTCTTGTATATTGCGTGTGGATACGGCATTGTTGGCCAGCTTTCCGTTTGGTATATCATCATTTATATTGTCGCCGGTAATGCTTTGGTCCTTTAGTTTTTCTGCGGGAATGGTTTTTTCTGCAAAGTGTTTTAGTTCAATGGCTCCGTTTTGAATATGTCTCCCTTCGACACAACCATCATGCATTTGCCTGCTGCCTACAGCACGGTCCTCGATCTTCTCCGACGTCACGGCACCGTCGGCCAGACAGCGGGTCTTCACCATCTTGTCGGCTATCTCCGGGGTGGCAACACGCATCTCTGTTTTGTGATACGTCTTCGTCTCTGCGTCGTATGCCCACAGGTAACCGTAGGCGTCCAGCTTATAGGCGTGCATGGCGGTGTCGAGAGCCTTCTTGCTCTCTCGCTGAAGCTGGCTGGTTATTTCCATGCTGGCCTTAATCTTATTCTCCAGCTCTAATATCTTTCTTTCTAACTGTTCAACGGATGCCATGATTTGTATATATTAATAGTTATTTGATAACGTTCTGAATTTCTCTGCTATAGTGTCCTCCTTTTTGCCTTCAAAGAAGATGCTGGCGGCACGCCAGATGACAAGCTGCTCGGCTTCCTGACGGATGGCACTGTTAATGGAATAGGTTGTCGGACTGCTTTGAGGATCGGCTACCACCTGGGGCGCTTTGATGTAGTCAAGACGGCCGGTTTTATGATTGTTGTCGCCAGGCCACCAAACGATGGTCTTGTTACCTTGGCTGTCATGGTCTGTCATGGCTTTGGGCTTGGTGGCAGTTCCACGGCTCCATGCGCTGCGCTGCATCTTCTCTGCGTCGCTGCCAGGTTCTATCAGCTCTCTGACGGCACCTTCCCATCCGGTGATGTCAAGACTGACAAAACGAAGGTAGTCGGTGGGCAGCTGGACGCTTGCAAAGCTTCTGACGGTATCGACGGTGCCGCTCACACTGTAAGCTGTCACGTCAAGCAGGTTGATAGGCAACTCCATCGACAACTCGGTACAGGCATGCTCTACCGCTTGCCATAACTCATCATTGATGTCAGTGACAAAGCTGTCTGCCACCGACGGCGCTATGTCGTCAATGGCTTTCCGGATCTTGCCGATGATGTCTGTCTGGCTAATGGTCATATTTACAGCTCCTTGTATTTGATGATGATGCCGTGGGCCTTGGCTACATCGTTAAGAGTGGACGGGTTGCGTACTTCACTCTTCTTGATGCCAAACTCCTTGCAAATGCTCTCACGGGCTACGGTGTAGTTGTCATACTCGCGTTCCTCCGGCTCTCCAGTACCCGCTTCTACAGTATGCTCTCGTGCCGTGGCGCTCTTGTCGTCTGACTCTGTTGCTACGGTACTCTTGTCGTCTGGCCCTGGTGCCGTGGCGGTTTTGCCTTCGGCGGTCTTGTCCGTGCTTGTTACAGTCTCCCCGTCTTCCGCTGTGAGCACTACTACTGCGGCCTGCTTGTTGACCTTTTTCTGTATGGTAGACTGAGGCACCGCCTCAGTGTTTCTAACACCACCGTTAGGCTGTTCTTTCGTTGTCTCCTGGATAACGCCTCTACGACTTAACGAATGCCGACGGATGGCATTGGCCACCTTTTCATTATTGGTCATGAATACGGATACTCCCGCCTGGTTCCGGTCGCCAAAAGCCACCAGAAGGTTCTGGCCTCCTGCCGAAACAATGAACGATAGCTGGCGCTGCGATGCAAATGTATATTCCATATAGGTATGTTTTTAATAAAAGCTCCCCTGCCTCACGAATGGACTATTGGCAGGGGAGCACGTAAAGGAGGATGTTAGGCTGCCTGCAGCTCGTCGGTAACGCCTAAGTCCGGGTCGAAGTCAGGACGGAACACGCGGGCATGGGCGTTGGGGAAGTACAGCGTCCAGCAGGAGAACTCTTCCATAACGACAGCATTTGAATTGCGGATGAAGAGTTTCTTCAGGTCATACTCCTGACGCTGCCAGTTACCGAATATCCACTTCTCCAAATACCGTGGGTCAAGCATGAAGGCGCAACCACTCATGCCCATATAGTTGAATGCGTCGTGGCGGTAGATCATAATCTTGGTACCCATCGAACTGAACGACTCGAAGTCTATACCCCAGCCCTGATAGTTGCTCTCGGTCTGCATGATGATACGGCGCTTGGACTTCAGGTTGCTCAGTGCCTTGTAGATGAGGTTGTCGACGAACAGCAGCTTTGTACGGCTGCCATTACCGGCATCCTGGATGGCCTGACGGACAAACTCGTGCAACTGCTCCTCAGTGATGACATACTCATAGACGGTCTTCGTAATCTTTTCCTGGCTGTCTGGGTCGTCTGGGTCGTAGTCGGGATTGTCTACCTCTACAGTAACGACATGCTCCTTGCCGTCGCTGCCCAGCACGGTCTTGGGTATCCAACTGCCAAGCTCGATGTCCTTGCCTGCAAGCCAATAGATGCCACCAGTGGTATAGACATTGCCGTTCTTGCCATAGCGAGTCAGACTCTTGATGCCAAACAGCCCGCTGCGCTCCATGCCGTCACGCATGTCGTCCATGGCAATACGCTCCTGCTTCGAGAAGTCCCAGTCAAGGGCCTTGGCACTCATACGCTCGATAATCGACTCCTCAGCCTGCATGATGAAACGCTGGCAGTACTGCTCGCTCGGCTCGGGAAGCTCATAGTAGCTGGCGGTCTCTACATCCTTCTCACCAGCGGCACGACCCAGACGTAGCATCGTGGCTCCTGCAGGAATGGCAGGCAAGTCCCAGCGGTTGCCTTTGTTGGTATTCTTGACACCGTTGACAGCAATCACCAATGGATACTGATACTGGTCCTGGCCTACTACGCGCACCATTAAGGGCTTCAGTGTCTCGCGGTTACCGGCCTCGTCATAACCAAGAACCTCGGGGAAAATAATGGTGTCCATAAAGTCGAAAACCGAGTTATTGACGGGTTTGATGCTGTGTGCCACGCCGTCGCTGGTGGCCGTGATGGCCTCTTCCAGCGTGCTCTTGATGGGGCGCTGGCCAATCTCATAGTATTTCACCACTATACTCTTCGACTTCTGCGTCTTGGTGGACGCTCGCAGAATCTGGTCAATAGGACAGGACTCTAACTTCATCTCAACAATGTGCTTGTTGATTTGCTTCACATAATAGTCGTAGTCTTTTACCTGACCTTCCATGATCTCCTGACTCTGGGTCAGCGTGTTGGCACCGGCTACACCAACACCTGCTCCGCCGTCCAGGTCACCAACGGGGTCCGTGATAGCAGGGTCGTCTGCCAGGGCATAGGCACTGCTGCTTCCAAGGATGATGGCCGCTGTGGCCAACATAAATCCTAACCATTTCTTGAATTTTTTCATTGTTGCCTTAATTTTGATTTAGTTATTAAATAATAGCTTACTATCTCGTCGTTCTTCTGTAGAAATCCCTGTCGCCTGTCTCCTGAAGGAAGTCTTCTACGTCTGTCAGCCAAGGGGTGCCTCGTATCACGTAGCCGGCACCGTTCATCTTAGACATCGGTTGCTCCATACCTACTCTTCTTGTCCTGTATGTTGCAATACCATTGCAACACCTTTACGTATCAGAAGTTCTTCATCCTATCCAGCCTCGACAGATACGGGTCGGTCTTACCTTCCGACAGGTCGGGGGTGCTGCCGCCACCGCTAAGGTCCGACGGCATGTCCTCGCGCTGCTTCCGCTGGCGCTTCAGCATGTCTATCTTCTCGTTCCTGCCTCGCTTGTAGCCTTTCTGCTCGGCATCGGCCATGCGAACGTCGTAGTCCTTGATCTGGAACAGACGGAGAAAGTCGTCTTTCTTCAACTCAAAGTTGGCGGCTCGGTTGATCAGGCCGTTCTCCTTGTCGTAAATCCAGTCTATCAAGTCCTTCACCTGCTCGGCCTTGTAACCGGCCTCAGCAATGGCAGCATCCAATTCGGCATCCTCGGCATCTATCTTGGCCCGGGCGGCTTGCCTTGCAGCCTCTTCGTCAGCGGCTGTCTTTTCAGCAGCTTCCTTGTCGGCCTTCCTCTGCTGCTGGCGCGCCTTCAGCTTTTCCTTGGCGGTAGCGCTGTCCTCGATATAGTCCAGGAAGAAGTCCAAATGGTTGTCGAGAATATAGTCCGTCAGGTTGAAGTCGCTGCCGTCGACATTCTTGCCACTCATCATGCCGGCCATCATCTCAGGAGCGAGGTCGTTCTCCATCATGGCCTTGTTGAAACGCTCCATCTTGCCCCTGTCGGCATCGTAGGCGTCAAGGTCGCCGAGAATGGCTCCTCCCAGAGCCTCGTCGTCGTCGACATTCAGCTCGGGATTGGCACTCCTGTAACGCTCTGCAAGGCGCTGACGGGCGGTCGGCTGTGCTTGTTTTTCGTTTTCTTTTGTCATATTTTTATCGCGTAATTGTTAATTTGTCGTAAAAGTACGGCAAATACACCACACGCACGTTATAAAATGTCGATTATAATTTATATTTTTGCAATCTATTATAATTGTTACCATTGTTAAGTATAATTGTTATGAAGCACAAAAGGTCGGTTTCCCAGGCGTACATTGAGCGTGACAGGAGGGTGCTGCCGGAGTTGATCCGTCAGGCAAAGCATCAGGCAAGATATCCTACGACCATGAATGTGCTGTACAAAATTGCGGCAGAACTACCTACCGACAAGTTCTACATCAGTGATGACGCTGCACTGGCATATATACGCAAGCGGTATTTCCATAAGGTGGTGCCAAGGTTTATCAGTCCTTTCAAGCAGAGGCTTTTCGAGGCTCTGTATGACGAGGTGACTGCCATGATGGCTTGCAAGAAATACAGGGAAATGGGATGGAAGAATGCTACCATACTTGCCCTGCAGCGGCCAGCGCCTTGCGTAGGACTCACGCCGTACATCATAGGACTCCGCTACCGTAAGCTTCACAGACATTACCACAAAAAGACATGAGAAAATTCCGCATCACCATAATCGCTTGCCTGCTGATGGCAATGGCAGTACCGTTTACCGAACAGCTGGCGGTTGCGAGGGAAACTCCGTTGTATACACATCTGCTGTATGTCGCCGGACACGACGGCTACGTCCACTTTGCCGTCAACGCGTGGTCGCTACTGGTATTGCATAACCTGTTCAGATGGTACAGGGTGCTGGCGGCTTACGCAGTAGCCGTACTGCTGTCGTTCGTCGCTCTGCCAGATCAGCCGATGGTGGGAGCGTCGGTATTCACCTGCTTCTTCTTCGGATTCACGGCACCGTGGCTGTGGCACCGCGAACGCCTACTGCTTATCCTCACCGTAGCACTACTGCTCCTGACTTGCATCCTACCAGGTTTTGCGGGCATCCCACATGTCGCCTCATTCGCTGCTGGTACAGTCTTCTCCTTCTTGGAGTCCTACACCCGTCGCACACATCACTACCTCACCCACTAACTTTGTCTCGTATGCTGCAATATCATTGCAGCCAATCTCAGAAAAAACAATGAACAAAGAGCCTGCCATACGCAAAGCCAAGGAAATTCCCATCAAGGTACTCACACAGATTGTCATGATGGACATTCTGCGTATGCGGAAGCTCTTCCTCCGCTACAACCCCATCACGGGTAAGGACGCTCCGGGAAAACGTGTCCGCGTAGTGATAGCCGACTTCCTGAACGGACAGGAGATGTGGGTGCCAGTTGAGATGTTCCGCTCTAAGTTCTTCAGAGCACTGGTAAATTGCGGAACCATAGCCGACTATGTATCACGCTACATGTTTGACGAGAACCCCGATAATGCTCGCAAGGCTGTGCTGCACCGACTCATACGTCTCAGATGCCGCCACGACTTCTACTTCTTCGCCGGCGCCTACGCAAGGATCAAGAACAAGGAGGGCGGAGAGGACATTCCTTTCTACCTCCGTCCGGCTCAGGTGAAGCTATGTATGGTGTTCGAGAAGCTGCGGCTGGAGGGTAAGCCGATATTCGTCATCCTACTCAAATGCAGGCAGTGGGGAGGATCGACGCTGACGGATATCTACATGGCATGGATCATGCTGTTCTGGAAAACGCACTGGAACTGTAACATCGTAGGACACCAGTCGACGTCGTCAACGAATGTCTTCAACATGTACGAGCGTCTTATCAACGCACTGCCGGCATGGTTGTTCCTCGACATCGGCGAGGCTATGCCGGATGACTTCCGCAAAATCAAGAACGACGCCAAGAACCCGAACATCAAATACCTTGTGCCACGCTCCTGTATGATTCAGACAGGCTCAGCACTCAACCCGGAGTCAGCCCGTTCTTCTGACGTGGCAATGGCGCATATCACGGAGGAGGCATTCTTCCCTGACACGGAGAAGTGGACACCGGCCCAGGTGGTGAAGTCGGTGGTGTCGCCTATCCGGCACGACCCGTACAACTTCGTCGTCAGGGAGTCCACACCCAACGGAATGGAGAATGAGTACCACGACGAGTGGGTAAGGGCCAACTCGAAGGACAAGGAGGGTAAGCCGCTGTCGTCATACACTCCTGTCTTCGTGGCGTGGTTCGAGATCGAGGACTATGTGAAACCGTTCAAGGATGATGACGAACGGGCTGACTTCGCCATCTGGCTGTGGCGCCACCGTAACGACGACACGGGGCACGGCGCATACTTCTGGCATCTCTACCAGATAGGGGCCTCGCTGGAGGGTATCAACTGGTACATAGAGAAACTGAAGGACTATGCTACCATTGAGGACATGCAGCAGGAATACCCCTCGGATGCCATCGAGGCGTTCAAATATTCGGGAAAGGCGGTATTCGACATCTATAAGGTGGAACAGCTACGTGAGGACTGCATGGACCCTATATTTGTCGGAGACATCGAGGGAGACAGCTACGACCCGACGAAGGAAGCCATTGCTGCGTCAGGCAGATACGAGAAGTTTGCATGCATGCAGAACCTGAGACTGGTGCAGCAGACGAACGGATTCCTGCATGTCTGGGACTATCCTGACTACTCGGAGAATGTGAAACACCGATACCTCGTCGCTGTGGACATCGGCGGCTCACACAAGACGTCGGACTGGTCGAGCATCGTGGTGTTTGACCGCTACGACGTGATGTACGGCGGCTACCCTGCCGTAGTGGCAGAATGGCACGGGCACTGCAATCCTGACCAGCTGGCCATGAAGTGTGCTCAGATAGCACACTTCTATCAGGATGCTTTCCTGGTCGTCGAGAACAATACGCCATACTCGAAAATGAACGACACCGACGGCGACGTCTCCGAGCTGTTCTTCCCTATCCTCGTACCGCTGTACGACAATATATACAACAGCAGCCACTCCAAGAAGCTGAAGCACCGCCAGAAGGAGATGACGTGGGGCTACAACACGAATAAGGCTACCAAGGTGGCCATCGTGCAGAACCTCGTCGCTGTCATCCGCGACCGGAAGTACCTGGAGCGGGAACAGGAGACGCTGAACGAATACAGCTACTACATGCAGTATCCGAACGGCACGTATGGCAACGTGCCCGGCAAGCACGACGACCGAGTCATGAGCCGAGGCATCGGCCTCATCGTGGAGAAAGAGATGCCTATACCGCAAATCGTCGTCAAGAAGACGGCTGAGGAACTGGCCCGTGAGCGCCTACGCAGGAAGAAACCGCTGGCTCCTGAGCTGGTCGGATAATATTATGTTACGTATGCTGCAGTACCACTGCAGCCCTAAAGAAACAAGTAATATGAAGAAAACTGTCAAAAGAAAAGTAACCGATGTGCTCTTTAACATCTACGAGCCGCTTATCAGCCGCGTCGAGAAGTTCCGCGCTACCATGATGTGGCGCGAAGGCGTACGCCAGTGTGTCAAGATGTATAAGGAACTTGGCTCGCCAAGGGTCTACCTGTTCTTCGATGCAAAGCACATGGTGTGGTCACCGATGACCTACGAACCGAACAAGGGTATGAAGCCGTCACTGCGCATGCTGCGGCGCATGGGAAAGGCAAGGGGGGTGTCGCGCGTAACGGGTGTAACGGGCATGAAGGAGTTCAGCTTCTACTATACTCCTTCAAAATGGGGCGCACTCGGCTGCGAAGAGGACAACCGGGTGCGAACCGAGAAACTTACGAAATGGATTGCATACTACATGACTCATCTCTCTGAGCCTATGCGGAAGTGCCGGGAGTACCGACAGTCGGCATCAAGCTGCCGCTGTTAGCATCAGTCAGCTTGTCGGCACCGTTCTCACGGCTGCCACTACCGGGCATCGACACTGTGGCAGGAGCAGCCCCTGCTGACATGGCCTGCTGCTGGGCGAGCAACATCTTCTCTTCGTGATGCTCCTGGGCCATACGCTTCAGACGGGCGGTATCACCGAAGTCGGCGGCGTCGAGCATCTGGACGAAAGCTATCTCGTCTTTCTCGTAGGCTTGGAAGGCCAGCTCCTTCAGGTCTTCGCGGATGACGGCGGAGTTCATGTCTAACGTGAGCGTCAGGTCGCACTCAATGTCTCCCATGGTGTCGGGATTGAAGTACTTCCAGACATCCTCGCCGGTTATCTGCACGCTCCTGTGGCTGTCATAGAAACCTTGGATAATCCATACCTGCTTCTTGGCAACCCTCAGCTTGAAGTTGTTGAACGACATGACGTAGTCGGCAATACCGGTGGCACTGGCCTGCTGCTCGGCCATGTATCTCCTGGCACTGGTGCCTGCCGTCGGAGCAGCTCCCTGCAAGGCGGCCTGAACGTTGCTCTGCTGCTGCACCAAGTCTTTGTCGCGCTGTAGTATCAGGTCGATACCGGCAGGCAGGCTCTTGTTCTGCAGAGACTGGGGAGGGTTTCCGCCTTTCTTGGAGCTGTAAATCACGATACCGTCAACCTTGACGTAGTTCTCGACCATCTCGTCAAGACTCTGTAACTCGCTGAACGACTCCTCATCGACGGCCATGGCTCCCTTGGAGCTGTTCATCAGGATGAAGTCCAGCAGGATGTTGTCGTGGTTGTACTGGCGCTGCTTGTCGATGATACGGTCTTCAAAGCTGCGTATCTCCCCGCGCATGCCGTAGGCCAGGAATACGTAGGGATGGAAATAGAAGGAATAGCCGTCGCGCTGGACTCTGTAGGGACTGATGCCTTCTTTCAGCAGATAGCCGTTAGGCGAGAGGAAACGGTAATACCACATCTCTTCAATGCGGTTCTCGTACTCTATCAGCTCCAGCTCTTCCTCGGGGACGTAATAGGTCACGTTGCCTTCATCGTCGAGCAGGGGGGTGCCGCTGGCATCCCTGCGGATGTTGTCCAGACGGCGCTGCTCGTTCTCGGCATCAATGGCTTTCTTGTCGGAAAGGGGACGGAAACCGACACTGGCATTCAGGCGGTCGTGGCACCATAGCGCACGGTTGTATTCCTTGCGCCATACCTCGATGACACGGTACTTGCCCACGACGGATGGGTGCAGGAAGTCCCAGATGCGGTCGGTCTGGTTCATGCCGGTGTCGTTGTGGCCTGTCAGCGGCTGCTGGCGGGCGACGGCGCTATAGATGTCGGTGAGCTTCTTCTCGTCACCAGGCTTGCGGTAGTATTCGGTCAGCAGCTGAGGCCATGTCATGTCGTGGGCCTCGGCAATAAACTCTATCTCTTCGAGGTCGTTGCTCTGGAAGGGAGGAAGCGCAAGCATGAAGGGGTCTACCACGTTGACGAAGACGTCCTCACGACCGTTGCGGAACGCCCAGACGGGCTTGGCACACGTAAATCCCAGGCTGGTATGACCTTCAAACATCTCGGCGTACTTCTCCGACATGTTGTTGTTATTGTCGTTCTTACGCAGAAACTCGCTGATGGTCAACGCATAGTCGCCTTCAGCGGCATCGACGTTCTTTACCTTGGCACTCATGTACTGGTTGCGCATGTAACCCTTGATGCTCACCATCTTGTCGGTAATAATGTCATTACTTAGCGGGGCCATGCCTTTCATCTGCATGTAGTCATGCACGGTCATGGTCATGCCGTTATACTCTACGGTGTCGTTCAGCTGCCTGCCCATGTAGTAGTCGATGTCTCGGATAAACTTCTTGTGAAGGTCATGCATCTGGCCGTAGTAGTAGTTGGCTATCTGCACCATCTCCATATACTCACGGCTGTTGTTGAAACGCTCGTGGTTGTAGCCCCGGCGACTGTTTACTCCCTGCTCTTCCTGTCGGGTGACGTCATTGTACATTCTGCTCATAATCGTTCCGTTTGTTGCCGTACTACGGCAACGTATTTTGTTCCGCAAAAATATAAAAGAATGGTTACGCGTGCGTTATAAAAGATATATCATAGATATTTTATAACACACATTATTTACTTAGTATATATCTTTGCCAAAAAGTTCTGTATGTTGCCTTACCAAGGCAACGACACCAATAAAAGGCAATGATTATGGCAAAGGAAATCAAAATTATGGAGGCCTGCGTCATCACAACGGATGACAAGGGACAGCGCACGTTGGTTGGAAAAGCAAAGGAGGCTCTGACTACTTTCTCGAAAAACAAGATCAACGTGACGATTATGCTGGAGAATACCAGCAAGGAGGATGCCGAAAAGTTCCTGAAGGAGAACAATGTCCCCTACAAGGAACTGGCCACGCTGGCTGACACTTCACCGTCGGAGAAAAAGAAGTTCGACGCATGCGTCATTCCCGACAACAACGTGGTGGTGCTGCGAGACGACTGGACATGGGCCATGAGCAACCTCGTCGACAAACTCTACGACAAAGGACAGCAGCCGCCACAGAAGTCCGAACAGGAGAAGATGGACGACAAATTCAAGGACTACAAGCGGTGGGCCGACCAGGCTAACGCTGCCCGAAAGAAACAGGAAGCTGGCGACTCCACCATCCACGCATAATGTCCCGTCTGTTGCAATACCATTGCAACCCTTAGAATCGCATCATCATGGCTACCATCATCATCTACATCACCCGGAACGACGTCTACTCCATTGTCGAGGGTATCAGCGTCAGCATTGCACAGCACAATGCCGGCACACCTACCTATGAACAGCTGTGGGCCTCACCTGACGAGGCTCGCAAGCTCGACATCTACTACAGGGAAGCCATCAGTGACCTGGAGCACCATCTGGTAGAATGGGTAACGGCTACGTCCGGACAGTTCAACCTCTCTCAGGACGGGACGAACTACCAGTTACGACTGAAGATGAGTCCTTACTGGCCAACATACCTGCAAGGGCTGTTGACCAACAAAATACAGGACTACTTGGTTCATGCGGTGACGGCGGGTTGGCTCAACGACTTCAGCGGGCTGGAGATCAAGCAGGACTATCAGGCCATGGGAGGTCAGGATCTCTCTGACATTCGTAGCATCATCTGTCTGCGGGCGTTCGGATTTGACGAAGCAGAGCGCATAGGAGACAACAGCACCAAGGGTGGCTCTGACAGCCTGTCGCCGACCGAGCGCACGGACGACACTACCGTCAAGCCTGAGCCACAGGCGCTTAACCCCGAGCAGCGCACGGACGACACCACCGTCAAGCCTGAGCCACAGTCGCTCAACCCCGAGCAGCGCACGGACGACACCACCGTC